GCGGGAGTTCTATCCTCCTCACGCAAACATGCCCAGCGAAACAACGCACACCCCCACATCAAAAACGCTCTTAAACTAGAATCATACTGTGATTCATCCAGGGCATATCCCTTCCTGAACACAGATAATTTACGAATCAAACGATCCCAATTGCCTCGGAACGGTGTCATTCCAACAGTAGATGCAGTCTTCAAATGTGAGTCATACATCTTCTCATTCATATCAGCAAAGAGCCGCGTTCCATGTACGGTCGCGTCAGTTGCTCCAGCTGCAAATGTTCTTATAGAGTTTTCAACTATCTTCTCTTTGGGTCTTAATTCCTCTTTCAAAGATGATGAAAAGATTGTGGTCCATAGCTCGTCTTCAGCTAACCGTTCCCAATCTTTTTCCAACCACTCATCAAGTGTTGGAAAATTTTCAAAAAGCTCGCGCTTTGTTGGATAGACCAAATTAAATGGACAACCCGAAGAAGTGCTATAATCCATTCTAGTTTTAGCTTCTTCAAGGGATAAGATTCGTGATTCACACATGTAAGGGTGAAATTGCTTTTCCGTCCATTCCCATGCTTTATTCATGGCTGCTACATGCTTTGCACTCATAATTATTTCCGACTTTCCGTACTTTGCTAGTGACTTATAAGCGGCCTCAGCATTGGGCATAGGTAAATCCCAACTTTGGTCATATTCAATTTGCTCTTGATCCATAAAAGTTTTGACTTGAGGGTCAAAACCACGCTTATTTTTATACCTGGGGAATCTATCAAGTGCTCCCACAAACTCGAAGTGGTACTCACTTATCCATTTTTCATGTAAATCCGGTATATATCCGCTACCCCATATTCTTTGGGCACCTTCTGGCATTACAAACTCTTGCGGGTAACGCTGCCAGAATTCATTGCCTCTCTCTACCAATTTTACCGGGAGTGGGGGCGGAGCTGAAAATCCAGCCCAGAATGAAGCGTATGTGAACCAAGTTTAGCAAAATCAATCAAAGCACTTGTTACGGGTTCAAAGCGACCAAATGAGGTCTCGGTATCTGGTGACTTCTCCTTTCCATGAGTCCAAAAACCTACAACATAACCTTGAAAATCCAAAACGGGAGATGTACAATCTCCATCCCGCGT